GGGACATCCATGACGTTGACACCACCGCCAGCATCTTGTGTGCGGCGCAGACGCCAGTACACGAATTGATATGTCTGGGTATTGTCAGGAGTAGGCCACACAGTGAATGCAGGAACCTGCGTCCAGTAGACCGTATCGCCAATAGAATGGGTTGTAGCCAGCGTGTTTTGCTGGGCACGGCCACAGTTGTTCAGTGTGCCAGCCGTAGAGCCCGCTGTCGGCGTGATGGAGCCGTAACTGATGACTTCGCTTCCCAGCTTAATGAACCCTGCGGCTGGCAGGTTGTTCACGTTATCAACAGAGATGGTAGTCGCTGTGGCCGAGACTGCTGCTGTGACCAACGCGCCTACCGTACCCTCTTGCCCAGACATCCGCTGTACCCAGACCTGAATTGGCCGAGCTTGCTGCAGCTTGTTTGGAATCGTGGCGTAGGTAGAAACACTGATACGCGTGATGGTCAAATCGGCTTGTGTGGAGGAGCTGCCTGCGCCTGTGCGAATGACATGTTCCAGCAAATCCACGGTGTCATTTGGCAGTGCGTAGGTGTTTTGCCCGGGGATCAATGTGATCGTACCCTGCTCGAATGTCCACATGTTCAAGCCACGGTTGGCCCAATCCGCAAACATCAAGTTCAAAGACCGTCTTGCGGTCTTCAGGTCATATCCGGTGCGCAGCTCAGAACCCACGCGCTCGAACGCCTCCTCCACGATTTCCGTGAGGTCGAGGTTAAAAGCTGATACGCCGGATGTGAAAGCCATTATTTAAGCCCCTTGAGGGTTTCTGCCAGACGTGCGCGTTGGCCCATTTTACCGGGCTTCTTGGCCGCAGCAGCCAGCTTCTTGGCAGGAATCGGTTCGCCTTTTTTGGCACCCAATTCTTTGCGCAATGCGCCGGGCTTTTTGATCGCGTCTTTGATCCAATTTTTTGTAGCCATTATCTATATCTCGCTGTTTTCTTTGCAACTGTTTTTGGCTGTGCAACAAACTGTTTACCTGCCGCTTTGCCCGCACGCTTGGCTTTTGTAGTCGCCGCATACTCTGCTGGGGTAAGAGACTTTATAGCAGCTTCAGGCAAATAACGCTCTCCCGTCTTTGACGACGGTTTACCAGACTTGGTGCGCCACTTTTGGGCGGTCCAGTCTTTGAGCGATTGCTGCGGTGCTTTCATTCAAAGTCTTCAGCAGTTAAACCAGCTTCTTCAAGCACCAGCTCCTCAAGCACTTCTTCTGTGCCACAAGTGCATGGGCCGTCTTCTCTAATGGCGCAATCGCCCATATGTCCTGAATATTCAATCACGATAGCCTCCTCCAGCTGCTTTGTATTTCTTAGCAACAAGCTGCGCTTTACGCGCTGACCATTGACCAGCCCCAGTACCCTGAGTTGCTGCGGCTTTCACTTGGCTCACAATCCGCTTGCGCAGACTGGGCTTGGTGTAGTTTCCCGCAGCATTGACCCCGCCGCCTTCAGCGTACATGTCGACGGTATTCGAATCGTCCTTGCGTTCGATCTTTTTACCCTTGGGCATCTTGGAGGGAGCTATTGCCCCCATCCCGCGACTCGCCATCATGTCAGCACTTACCGCCGCGAGACATTTTTGTTGGCAAACCGTTTTGGCCTTTGTTGCCGCCCATGGTTACCATCGTGCCCTTGGTCTTGCCCTTGGAGGCAATACCGTCTTTGCTTGGAGCAGCAGTTTTCACAGCGCCCATTTTGGCAGACATTGCGCCGCCACTAGCCATTTTTTTCGTTGCCATATCGCCACCTTTTGAAAATTTGCGGTTCTTGTCCGCGTTAGAAAAATCTTTGCCCACGGATTGTGGGACGCCTACTTTCTTGGCGAACGACGGCGAGTGTGCTATCGCTTCCATGAAATTGTGTTGCTTTTTACTTGTCGACGGCATCATCGTCCTTCTTGCGCTTGAACAGCTCAGAAAATGGTTTGCCGGTTGCCATTTCAATAATGCGCATGACACCGACCACCGCGCCAATAAAGCCAAACACTGGTGAAATTACCTCAAAAAAAGTCCCGACTGTGGCGAATACTGCAACCACATCCAGAACGTTTTTAACTGTGTCTTGATGTTCAGTCATATCAGCACTTCCATCTTGCAAGAGAAGCCGCCTTGCGAGTCGGCTTACCGTTTTCGTCTTTCATCGGGCCGGGCATGCCGGACATCCGAGCGCAGAACGAGTCTTTGCGTTTGCCGCCTTGAGGCTGTGGAGCCTTCAGATTGCTGCCTGTCTCACGGTTGTACTTGGCTCGGCCTTTGGCGGTCAAGCCTGCGCCCTTGGACACAGGGAGCTTTTCCCCACGGCCAACAGCCAGTGAGGGGCCTTTTTTCTTGGGTGCTGCTTTAGCCATAATAGATATTGCAAGCTGTTACGTTACTCATTTGAGCGTACACGCCATCAAAAACAATAACGCCGTCGTCGGGAATAAACGGTGCGTTGTTGTAGTTGTCGCCAGCAGATACGTCATACGTCAAAATCCAACGGCTGGCATACACCATTGAAGCTCCAGCGGTAATGCTGCCAGAGTTAAGGTCTGTAATGGTGAACGTACTGGAGTTTGTAACAGTNACAGCGTAGTTTCCGTTTGTTGCTGTGCCGCCTGTGCCAGCAGCAAAATCAATACCGATGACTTGGCCATTAACCAAACCATGTGCAGACTGCGTAACAGTCACGGTTGTGCCAGAACGACCATAAGTCGCGGTAGTGACCGGAGCAACAATGGTATCAAATAACGAAACGTATCCAGCAGTTGCAGAGCCAGTAAACGAAAGGGCTTTGACTCGGTTGCGGCCAAGCACCATGAACCCACTGGCGTTTAAATGCGCCTGTTTAACGGGGGTCTGATTCATAATTAATCTCCTTGTAAATGGGGGCCGAAGCCCCCTAGATTAATTAGTTTTGCTGGGCAGACTGCTGCATTGCGCCATCAGAGTTGCGCACAATGTATGCCACGACCACAGTCACAGCGCCAGTGCTGGACGAGCCAGTGGTGGTGAAGGTCAAAGCAGCATCAGTCGAGCCCACGTTAGCCTGTGTAGGCGTGAACGTAGCAGCAAAGGTCACAGGATATGTGCCAGCCGATGTGATGGTGGTTGCAGTTGCAGTGTCCACACCAGCGATGGTTACTTTCAGCGTGGTGGCCGAAGCAAACAATGTGGTGGTCAGAATCTGAACTGAAGTGATTGCAGCGCCTGCGGGGATAAAGCCAGCAGCGATGCTACCTGTTGCCACTTGAGCGGCGGTCAGGTTGAATGTTTGAGCAACGATTGTGCAACCAGTGTTCTGGACTGTGCCAGCAGTGGTGCCAGTTGTGTTCTTGACAGTGCCCAAGAGCCAAGGGCCAAGGTGTGTTGCGAATCCCATGATGTTTCCTTCATGCAGTTAAAGGTGTATCAATCTTGCATGACGTCCGCCGGGACGGTTTGATACACCGGAAAGCCCGGATGGCCCAATATATCACTAGTCTGCGGTGTGGTCAACATATTTAAAAGACCAACCTTTTAAAGGCCCCCGACTCAGTGGTTGGCCGGACTTCAACGCCCGGTTGATAGTAGGTGGTTTGATGTCCAACTCCTCGCGCAGCTTGGCAATGCTGGGGAATACTTCTTTTCGGCCTTCGTTGTCCATGACCTCCACAGCCTTGCTGACTTTGGCTCCGTGGTCAGGCCGCTTTTTCCCAAACCAGTAGTTGCCTTCGCCCATCAGAGTGGCGCTGATCTTGGCCCTGACTTCGGCCGACTGAGGTTTACCGCGCATGGTTGCGCGGCGCTTTGTTTTTTCTTCCTCGGACTGCACGCGTGCTTTGGATGCGACGCCAATCCGTTTTAAATTTTCTGGGGAGTGCTTGTACCCCCATGTTGGACTAGCTTCGCCCTTGACCCCCATCATTGGCGCTGTGGCATCGACGCCAAGGTTGTAGCAGTATTCTTTTCCGACGTGCTCCTTGAGCCACACGTTCTCTGCTGCAAGCAAGTCAGCGTCGTCGGGCAGCGCCGCTACCACGACAAACACAAACGCCTGCTCTCCGTACTTCAACCACGCAGCTTGCAAGTGCCTGTTGTTGTGCTTCCCGTTTCGCAGCTCTGAGAAGTGTCGAGTCTTGCGGCGCTTTAAATCAACCGCACTTCCGACGTAAAACTTGTTGTTGACGACGTTGATTATTTTGTAAATACCTCTGGCCATTGCTGCTCCTTGACTTAGTCACAGGTAATGTACCATAAACTTAACCAGTAACACAACAGCCAAAAGAAAAGGGGGCCGAAGCCCCCTTTTTAGAGTACTTTACGTACTAAGTTCAGGTCGAACCGGAGCTGCCCCACATTCCGAGCGGATCCGACCAGCCGAACGAATAACGCTCACGGGCCTTGTAACGGACGTTTCCGGTGTCGAAATCACCGTCCATTGAGTTCGTCAGAGGCGAACGCTCGAAGTGCTTCAGACCGTTTGGCACATCAGTTGTCAAGAACCATGCATTGGTGTCGGTCAGATAGTGGTTAATTGCGTAACCTTCTGGGATCGAACCATTGTTCTTCAACGCGTTGATGTCGTTGTCGGTTGTGCCAACACGCA